CCGCGAAAATCCAAACGTCAGTTTTCCCAAGACAATTCCACTTGAAACACTAGCAGAGTATGATGTGTATCCACTGAAGGATACACCTCAACCAGAGTATTCGCCACAAACTCATCGCCTTGAAGAGCAAATTGAACTCTATAACGGCGAGTATTATAGAACTTGGAATCTAGCAGAGCGCCCAGCGGAAGAAGTCATGCCAGAACTTCTCGCAAAAGTTGCACAAGATAGATATGCAAAAGAAACGGTTGGGATCTATTGGGAAGACGCACTCGGAGATTCTTGGTATATTGATACGAGTGCCGAGGGACAAAACAGAATTACTTCGGCGTACACTTCAGCTAAAAATGGGTTGCGCACAAATGGATCGGTTTGGAAAACGGCAAAAGTTGTTAATGGAGAACCACAACTGACTTATCGCCCCACAAATAACACAGAAATTTTAGAGTGGGCTAGCATGGTCCACGCTCATGTCCAGAAGTGTTTTGAAGCAGAAGCTCTGGCATCTAATAAGATTATGGCTGGCGATTTAACTGCGACGTTCGATCAAGAGTTTTCGCTACTATAAATATTATAAATAGATTTATTACTTAATTAGGAGATTCCCATGGACGTTAAGGACCTAATCAGAAGCGCTCTTCAAGGAGAAGCTAGCGATTTTAAAGATACATTTTCTAGCATTATGGCTGGCAAGTTAGAAGACGCGATTGATAGCAAGTATAGCTCAATGTTTGGCTCAGTTGATATGGAGTCTGACTTCGGCGATCAATACGAAGAAGCTGAAGATATCGAAGAGACTGTCAACCCTCCCAAGTCTGAAGACGAAAAGCGATTTATGGATAAGCATGTGGCTGATAAGAAAGATCATCCGGAAGCTGAAGAGTCGCAGTTTACGAGCAAAGCCAAAAAAGCAAAGCGTTCCGCTGACTATGAAGAAGGCGAAGACGAAGAAGTTTACGAAGAAACTGAGTTAGAAGAAGCGACATTCAAGCCTGGCATTATGAAACTCAAAGATGGTTCTTCTGTGAAAGTTTCACGAGAAGACGTCAAAGCGCTTTCTGCTATGTTCGACGAACTGTCTGGTTCTAATAAGAAAAAGATGGAAGAGAAAATGATGGAAGACGAAGAAGGGTTCGAGGAAATTCTTCAATTCGCTAAGGAAGCGATGTAACGCTTGTTATGTTCTTTCATAGCATTAACACATAAGGAGAATAATAATGTCACTTCTCATCAAAGAAATAGTCGAGGACGTTCAGTATATAACTGAAGCCAAAGAAGATGGCGGTAAGAACTATTTCGTTGAAGGTATTATCATGCAAGGTAATATCAAAAATAGAAACGGACGAGTCTACCCTTCCGAGGTTCTGTTTAACGAAACAAAGCGATACGTAGAGAACTACGTTAGTAAAAATCGAGCATACGGCGAGTTGGGTCACCCAGCTGGTCCTACGATCAATCTCGATAGAGTCTCTCATTTGTTTACCGAACTAAAGACTGACGGCGATAACGTTATCGGTCGCGCTAAAGTTATGGAAACGCCTATGGGTAAAATTGTTAAGAGCCTAATCGACGAAGGCGCTGTCATCGGCATCTCGTCTCGAGGAATGGGTTCTCTTAAGCAAAACAAGCAAGGCATCATGGAAGTTCAAAAAGACTTTATGTTAGCCACTGCTGGTGATATTGTCGCAGACCCTTCTGCCCCTGACGCATTTGTGAAAGGTGTAATGGAAGGCGTTGAATGGGTATATGACGTTGCGTCATCTACTTGGGTTACGGCAAATACGTTTGATGAAATAGAGCAAGAAATTAAAGAAACAGCGAAAGTTTCAACCGAAGAACTCGAATCCAAAGCTGGTGACTTGTTCGAAAAGTTTGTTTCTTCTTTGCTAAAGTCATAAATATATAAATAACTTAAAATTCTTAATTTTAAAGGAGAATTAACATGAGTGAAGAAAATCAAATCGACGAAAAGGTAGTCAACCAGCAGTATCAGGTTGCCGATCCGGTCACTCCTGCTGGCGGTGAAGGCACTTCTCGCCCTCAAGACAAAAAGCAAGGTGACGCAAAGGCGGATGAAATTGAGGACGATGTAAAGACTCCTCAAGGCACTGCTGATAAAAAAGCACCCGCTCGTCACGCTGACAAAAACATGAAAGAATCTATCGAAATGCTATTCGATGGTTCAGATCTGTCTGAAGACTTCAAACAGCGAACTGTTGCTGTATTTGAAGCTGCTGTACACGAAAAGACAGTTCAAATTCAAGAAGAACTCGAAGCCAAGTTCGAAGAAGATCTTGCTGAGCAAGTTGAACTCGCCGTTGAAGACATCGTAGAAAAAGTAGACTCTTATCTTGACTACGTTGTTGAAGAGTGGGTCAAAGAAAACGAACTGGCGATTGAAAGCGGCATTAAAGTTTCTGTTGCAGAATCTATCATGGAAGACCTAACCAAGCTCGTTTCTTCTCACAATCTAGAAATTGACGAAGAAGAGATTTCTATCCATGAAGAGCTAGCCTCTCAACTAGAAGAAGCTAACCAGAAATATAACGAAATTTTCGAAGAACTACTTGAAATGCGAGCCGAGCGTCATGCGCTTGAGCTAGAAGTTGCATTCCAAGAAGTGGTCGAAGATCTGACAGATACACAGGCTGATAAGCTGCGTGTTCTTTCAGAAGGATTGTCTTATGAGACTGTTGAAGAGTTTGCAGAAAAGCTGGTAACTATTCGAGATAGCTACTTTGCGGAATCTGCTCCGGCTCCTGTTTCAGAAGATGAAACTGAAGTTCTGCAAGAAGAAAGCGAAGAGCAAAGCACAAAGTACACTGATCCCAGTGTTGCTGCCTACGTCGACGCTTTAAGCCGCTTTGCAGCTAAGAAATAATTTTTATAAATAGTAATAGACAAATATCTCAATAAGGAGAACTAATATGAGAAATGAAGAATTACTTCAAAAGTGGCAACCAGTTCTGGAGCACGAAGATCTTCCAGCAATTGGTAGCTCACACAGAGCGGCTGTAACTGCTACTCTTCTGGAGAACACAGAAGCCGCTATCCGTTCAGGCGAGTCTTATGCGCCTGCTTCACTGATGGAAACCCCCACTAACGCCGCTGGCACTGGTGGTTTTGGTGGTAGCGCAACTGCTGCTGGTCCTGTTGCTGGTTACGATCCTGTGCTGATCTCACTCGTTCGTCGCGCTATGCCTAACTTGGTAGCATACGACATCGCTGGTGTTCAGCCCATGACTGGTCCTACTGGTCTGATCTTCGCTATGCGTTCACGCTACGGCGCTCAAGACGGCACAGAAGCTATGTACAATGAAGCTGATACTGACTTCTCAGGTGCTGGTACTCACGCTAACAATTTAGGCGATGGTGCAGAAACAACTGGTACTGGCATGGATACAGCTACGGCTGAAGCGCTCGGTTCTATTCCAGGTACTAACGACTTTGCAGAAATGTCTTTCTCAATCGAGAAAGTTGCTGTAACTGCTCAGTCACGTGCTCTGAAAGCTGAGTACACTTCTGAGCTGGCGCAAGATCTTAAGGCAATTCATGGTCTTGACGCTGAGCAAGAACTGGCTAACATGCTTTCTGCTGAGTTGCTCTCTGAAATCAACCGCGAAGTTGTACGTACTGTATACACTTCTGCTGTTGCTGGTTCACCTGACACTGCCACTGCCGGTACTTTCAACCTTGACGTTGACGCTAACGGTCGTTGGTCAGTAGAGAAGTTCAAGGGCTTGATGTTCCAAATCGAGAAAGAAGCTAACGCAATCGCAAAAGCTACTCGTCGCGGTAAGGGTAACATCATCATGTGTTCTTCTGACGTAGCCTCTGCTCTTCAGATGGCTGGCGTTCTGGACTACACTCCTGCTCTTAACGCTAACAACTTGAACCCCGACGACACTGGTAACACGTTCGCTGGTGTTCTGAATGGTCGTTATCGCGTATACGTAGATCCCTATGCTGGCGCTAACTACTTGGTAGTTGGTTACAAGGGTTCTAGCACTTTCGATGCTGGCTTGTTCTACTGCCCATACGTACCGCTGCAAATGGTACGTGCTGTTGGCGAGAACAGCTTCCAGTCAAAACTGGGCTTCAAGACTCGCTATGGCATGGTCATGAACCCCTTCTCGAAAGGTGCTACTGCATCTGACGGTTCTATCGAAGCAAACGCTAACGTTTACTACCGTCGCACTGGTATCATCAACCTGCTATAATATTATAGATAATAATGCAGGTTTTGGGCTCCTTTGGGAGCCCTTTTTTTAACTAGAGGAAAACTATCATGGACTTATCAATCGCACAAGAGTATATAATGTACGTATATGAATTCATGAATGTGGTTACCGCTGTTGTAGCAATTTCTAGTGCAATCGCCGCTATTACTCCGACAAAAAGAGACGACACTTTTATGGCTAAATACGTTTTGCCTGTTATCAACGCCTTTGCTTTGAATGTCGGTAACGCAAAAAATCAGAAATAACACGCTATAAATATATCATGTAACCAACTTGGAGTGAGCTATGTCTACATCGAATTTTCTTTCGCCGATTGAGTTTCGGTTAAGTATTGTTAGATTACCCGAAACGGTTTATTACGTTCAAGAGGCGAATATTCCTGGGCTGAGTGCATCATTCGCACAACAGCCCACGCCCTTTCTTACCCTGCCTAAAGCAGCAACAAAAATTGAGTACGAAGATCTAGAGCTATCTCTTATAGCAGACGAAGACTTAAAAGCCTATCGTGAAATAAGTGACTGGATTACGCAGCTACATTTCACAGAATCATACGATCAATATAGGGCGCTAGACGAGTCTGAGTACGGAATTGATTCCGACATGACGCTGACAATACTCAATAGCCATAAAAACGCAAACGTTAGAGTTAAATTCAAAAACGCGTTTCCTGTTTCCATCTCAAGCATTCAATTAGATACAAAGGAGAGTGACGTTATAGCACCGACATTTAATGTGTCGTTCAAATACGATTCATATGATATTGAAGTTTAATTTATTACATGGAGAAGTGAATGAAGCTCGAAGATATTATTCGCGAGTGGGAGAGCGATTGTGATATTGATATGTCAAATATTTCTGGGGAAAGCGCAAACATCCCCGCTCTTCACAACAAGTATTACAAGATCTATATGGGAGAAGGATATCTGCTGAAGAAGATGCGAGCAGACTATAAAATCCTTCACAAACTTAAAACAGAGTACTACAAAGGCGAGTTAAGCGACGAAGAACTCAAAGAGAACGGTTGGAAACCGCAGCCTCTCAAGATTTTACGTCAAGATATTCCTACCTATATTGACTCAGATAAAGACATTATTGACGCCTCTTTGAAGATTGGAGCGCAAGAGCAAAAGCTAGAGTATCTAGAGTCAATCGTGAAAATGATTAACAATCGAGGGTATCAGCTGAAAACCATTGTAGATTACGAAAAGTTTAGACAAGGCGTTACCTAATCAATGGAAAAAGTCATCGTAGAGAAAATCAACGACGTGAATGTTAGAGTCGTCGCTGAGCCAGGAATCAAAATGGAGATGTCGCAGTACTTCACCTTTGACGTTCCTGGCGCTAAGTTCATGCCTGCGTACAAGAATCGTACCTGGGATGGAAAGATACGCTTACTCAATACGATGACGGGTATTATATACACTGGGCTAGTTCCTTATATCGCTAAGTTTTGTAAGGAGAGGGATTACGAATGTGAGATAGACGAAGCGCTGATACCTGAAGGCAACGTTGATCCTCAAGAAGGATATAATATAGCAAAGCTCGTTAAAGCAAAGTTTAGCCCAAGAGATTACCAAAACGATGCTGTAGTCTACGCGTTGAATAACGATAGAGGGCTTTTACTATCGCCTACTGCTTCCGGTAAGTCTTACATCATTTACTTGCTCACTCGGTACCATATGCTAGATGATCATAAGACGTTGATTATTGTACCAACAACTTCTCTGGTAGATCAAATGGCGTCAGACTTTCTAGACTATAATAACGGTAAGCCTCTTGATATGCACAAGATCCGAGGTGGCGTTGATAAAAACGTTGACGCACAAATTGTTATATCAACTTGGCAATCGGTATACAAGCTAAAGAAAGACTGGTTTGATCGATTCGATATGATCATAGGAGACGAGGCGCATTTATTTAAGGCAAAGTCTTTGACAAAAATACTTGAAAAGATGCCGGAATGTCGTTATCGTTACGGGTTTACTGGCACGCTTGATGGGACGCAAACGCACAAGCTGGTGCTTGAAGGAGTATTCGGTAAGGTATATCAAGTCACCAAGACAAAAACGCTGATTGATGATAAGACGCTAGCAGATTTTAAAATTACGGCACTTATACTAAAGTATCCCCAAGAAGTTCGACAACTCAATAAGGGTAGAAGTTACCAAGAGGAAATCGACTGGATAGTCTCTAATGAAGCGCGTAATAAGTATATTAGGAACCTTGCCCATTCACTTAAGGGTAACACCCTAATACTATTTCAATATGTAGAGAAGCATGGTAAGGTTCTCCTACCTTTACTTGAAAGCGATCAACACAACGTCCACTTTGTCCATGGAGGAGTTGACGCCGATGAGCGAGAAGCTATACGAAAGGGTGTAGAGAATTCAGATAACAATATTATTCTTGCTTCGTATGGGACGTTTTCAGCGGGTATAAATATCAAAAAGCTAGACAATATTATTTTCGCATCACCATCCAAATCAAAAATACGAAACCTACAATCTATTGGACGAGTATTGAGAAGAGGTAACGGAAAGGAGAAAGCTGTACTATATGACATTGTTGATGATTTAAGCCACAAGAATCATTATAACTTTGCCATGCGTCATTTTGGCGAAAGAGTAAAAATATACGATGATGAAGGTTTCATTTTTAAGATATACAATATCGAAATAAAGGAGTAAACCTATGGATAACGTGTACAATGTCAAACTAAGATCTGGTGAAGAACTCATCGCGGCTGTTGTCGATGAGGTTGAAAAAGATGATAGAATGTATATCTTATTCGAGGGTCCAATACAAGTCTCTAGTACGCCTGATGGCGTGTTTGCTCGCGACTGGCTTTACTTTTCCAAGACAGATAAAATCTGGATTGCGGCTGCCGAGATTATGTTCTTGAATGAAGGAAGTGATTACGCTATAGAGTATTACACAAATTTCCAAAAGCGATTAAGAGAAAAAGACGAAGATGAGGCGTATTCTTATCTGAATTATACAGATGAAGAGATAGAAGAAGCTAATGATCTAATCTCTGCTTACCTTGATTCCTATAATATTACAAAGCATTAATAGTTGTTTTAGCGCGTTAAAACGATTATACCTGTTTAACGCTCTCTTGTCAAGAGACTTTACAAAACAATTTAAATGGTGTATAATGGTGAAAATTTAGTTGGAGTATGTTATGTCTAAAAATTATGTGAATAATGCGGAGTTCCTAAAGTCTATTATAGAGTATAAAGACAGGTGTAGGCAAGCTGAAGAAAGTGGATTGCCCAGACCTAGAATGCCCGATTATATTGGAGAGTGTTTACTACAGATATCTCAACGATTAGCTACTAAACCTAACTTTGCGGGGTACTCATATAAAGACGAAATGATTGCTGACGGCATCGAGAATGCTATAAAAGCGTTTGATAACTTTGATCCTACAAAATCGCAAACACCAAACCCATTTGCTTACTTCACTCAAATCATATGGTACGCTTTTCTGCGTAGAATCGACAAAGAGAAGAAGCAGTTATATGTCAAACATAAAGTCGCAGAAAACTCTGTTGTTTCGGATGAGATCACCGACCGTGGCGAAGATGACCAGTTTGATAGCGCTAACATAGAGTTCTCGAACGATTACATGGACACTTTTGTTAAGAACTACGAACAAAAAATGTCCGATAAAAAGAAATCTCAAGCGAAAAGTAAAACGCCAGCAGGTCTAGAATCTTTCTTTGAGGACGCCGAATGAAGATTGCTATACTTAATGACACACATTTTGGGGCGAGATCGGATAACAAGATATTTGCCGATTACTTCCACAGATTCTACAACGAAATTTTCTTTCCTTATCTGAGAGAAAACGATATCAAGACTATCTTCCACCTAGGCGACGTGTTTGATAGAAGAAAGTATATCAATTTTGTTACCGCGAAAAACTTCGAAGATAATTTCATGAAGCATTGCGTCAATGACGGCATCACTCTATATATGATTGCTGGCAACCATGACGTTTACTATAAGAACACAAACGAGGTGAATAGTATACGTCAGCTGTACGAGAATACTTCTTATCCGAACGTTCATCTTTACTGGAACGAACCAGTGACGCTGAACTTAGACGGATGTGAAATCGTCTTGTCTCCTTGGATCTGCGCTGAAAATGAAGAAGCTACCATGAAGCACTTCAAAGAAACCTCTGCACAAATCGTTATGGGTCACTTTGAGATTCAAGGTTACGAAATGCAGTTAGGTCAACTATGTGATCATGGTTTAGACAAAGACATTTTTAAGAAGTTTGACGCTGTATACTCTGGGCATTTTCATCATCCGTCAACTTACGGCAACATCACTTATCTCGGCGCTCAGTATGAGATGACTTGGGCTGACTATGATCAGACGCGAGGATTCTCCGTGTTTGATACAGCAACGCGAGACATTACTTACGTTAAGAATCCGCTGAAGATGTTTCATAAGCTGTTCTATGACGACGCGGATATGACGATAGAAGATGTAGCAAATCTTGATGTAAATCACTTGACAAATTGCTACGTAAAGATTATCATTACAAATAAGAGCAACCCTTATATCTTCGACTTGTATATGGACAGAGTCCAGAGTGCAACTCCCGCTGAAATTAAGGTTGTTGAAGATCACCAAAACTTGGATGTCATCGATGAAACTGAATTGGTAGACGAAGCGCAAGATACGCTTACTATACTGAAGAGCTATATCGATAACATCGAGTTCAACGGCGACAAGAAAAAGATCGAAGGATTTTTAAATGAACTTTACCATGAGGCAATTAGTGTAGAATGATCCGCTTTAGAACAGTTCGATGGAAGAATTTTCTTTCGACTGGAAATGCGTTTACTGAAGTCAAGCTAGATGAGCATAAATCTACTCTTATAGTCGGAGAGAATGGTGCTGGTAAGTCAACCATTCTTGACGCTATTTGCTTCGCTTTATATGGTAAACCGTTCCGAAAGATTAACAAGCCTCAGCTACTCAATAGCCTGAATAAGAAAGGGCTAGAAGTTGAAATAGAGTTTAGGTCTAACAACAAGGAGTACCTTGTTCGCAGAGGCATCAAGCCTGCGATCTTTGAAATTCATTGTAATGGTGAGTTACTCAATCAAGACGCTGCTGCTCGTGATTATCAAGAATACCTCGAAGACTCTATTCTGAAGCTGAGTTATAAGTCATTCGGTCAAGTTGTGGTGCTTGGCTCCTCAACTTTCGTCCCCTTTATGCAGTTGAGCGCTAAAGATAGGCGAGAGGTGATTGAAGACCTGCTTGACATAGAAATCTTCACGACCATGAACTCACTATTAAAAGAACACGTATCGGAAAACAAGGAGAATGTTCAAAATAGTAAATACCAGATAGAGTTGTACGAAAGTCAAATTCAATCCGCCGAAGAACACAATGAATCTATTCGACAGTTGCGGGAAGAAGAAGTCGCAAAGTTAAAGGAGAAGATTCGTGTTAAAGTCCAATATGCTGAAGAACAAAAGGCTTTGGCGGAAAGTGTTGATGCTGAAATCACTGAACTCATTAATCAGATCAGCGATAAAGCATCCGTCAAAAAGAAGCATACAGATGCACAAACGCTTGATCGAGATTTTGAAAATAAGCTCAAGGCTCTCGAAAAGGAAGTCGCATTCTATCACGATAATGATAACTGCCCTACATGTAAGCAAGAGATTGACCCAGATTTTAAACACTCTCATGTAACTGATTATGAAGAGCGAAAGGCGAAGATACTCAACGCAAAAGCTCAGCTAGCCGAAAAGCTAGAGGAGTACAGCGGTAGAATAGACGAGATATCTGATATCGAAGATGATATAGCGGCGAAAACGTTGGTTAGAGGTGAGTATAACGCAAACGTCAAGCTGACCGTTGGTTCGCTGAAGGAAATTAAGAAAGAGCTAGAAGACGCCGAGAAGGTCGCTAAAGCGGTCGACACAACGCACATTGAACAGCTACAGGCTACGCTAGCCGAAGAAAAGGAAACGTATCAGGAGCTCCTCGCACGGCGGGAGATGCTATCTGTCGTAGCTACTATGCTAAAAGACGGCGGTATTAAGACGCGAATCATTAAGCAGTATGTTCCTATTATGAATACGCTAGTGAATAAGTATCTCGCAGCTATGGACTTCTTTGTTCAGTTTGAGCTAGACGAAAATTTCAACGAAACGATTAAGAGCCGATTCCGAGATGTGTTCTCCTACGCTTCGTTCTCTGAAGGCGAAAAACTGCGTATTGACTTAGCCTTGATGTTTACTTGGCGCGCAGTATCTAAACTAAGAAACTCTGTGACGACTAATCTGTTGATTATGGACGAGATCATGGACTCGTCCCTTGATAATGCTGGTACAGAAGAGTTTCTGAGAATCATAAACGACCTGACCGAAGACTCTAATGTCTTTATTATCAGTCATAAAGGCGATCAGTTGTTGGAGAAGTTTGAAAACACTATCAAGTTTGAAAAATACAAAAACTTTAGTAGAATGGCAGCATAGTTATGAGAATCAAAGCAAACAGTTATAAAAACACCCTCGCTCTTTTTGATGACGATATTGAAGAAGAGTATATCGACCTCGAAATTCAAGAGAAGAATGGACTTAAGGCCTATGTAAGACCAGAGACTTCTGATCCATTTGTCTTGAAAGAAATTGCTTCTGGCGAATATAGAAAGTTGGTGATTACTCCAGAAGACGTGATTGTTGACTTTGGTTTGAATATAGGTATGTTTACTTCATACGCGCTTAAGCGAGGAGCAAAAGAAGTCCATGCGTATGAAGCAGAAAAAGAAAACTTCGACCTTGCGACTATGAATGTTGAGTTAAATGGAGTTGCAGATAGAGCGCACCTACATAACTTAGCGGTTATCGGTAATGACGATGAGGAGAGATTCTTCTCCATCAACGTGAAAAAGAATAAAGGAGCGCACTCTCTTATCGAAAAGAAAGGTCGAGATAGCACTACCGTCAAATGTATCAACGTAAATAAAATACTTGAAGAGATTCAGCCGACTATCATAAAAATGGATATTGAAGGCGGTGAGTACGAGGTATTGAAATCCATCAAAAACTATGATAATATACAGCAACTCATATTTGAATTTCATCATGCGCACCTTAATGATATTCCTGAGCACAAAAAATACAATGAAATTCTTGACTTACTGCGTGGACATTTTCCTAATGTTTCCGCTAGAGAAGATACTAAGGGCGCATGGGTTTGTGTAGTTTATTGTTGGAGATAAGATGACTGATATACCTAAACCTGCTGTTGAAGAAAGTGGTGAATACGACAACTATCTTGATATTCAGAAAAGAGTAGAAGATCAATATAGCGTCAGTTTAGAGAAATTTTTTGAAGAAGATGTGCCCGATGCGCTGTTTGACCAGACAAAGGCTAAGCGTAAGAATGATGCTTGGAAAGTAGTATATGTTCACTTCAGAAATCTAGATGATCTTGAGGATTTTTGTAAGCGCATCAATCAGATGTTAGATTATAAGAAAAAAGAAACGTGGTATCCTCTTACTGAAAAGCGGTCTGCTCTGTTCGACGATGAGGAAACTCCAATTTTCATCGATAGATCACTCTTATCTCCTAGAAAAAGAGAAACCGAAAAGTTACCAACTCCCGGAGAGTTGAAGTGGAAAAAATACTGGCATGGCATGCCGGAATATGTTCAAGAAACAAAAGAGACTTTTCGGACTATTCACGTAAAGTTTCGCAACGAAGAAGATTATAAAGAATTTGCGAAAGCTATTGATCAAGATTTGACTGAGAAGTCTAAAGCAATTTGGCATCCTAAGCTAGAGATTACTGCTAACCGATTGCTTCGCTGGGTAGAAGACGGTGAAAGAACGTTGCCTGAACATCCGATGTATATTATATCGAAGGGTAGA